AGGTGTAGGCCGTCGAGGGCGCAACCGTGTAGAGCTTTTGCGCCTTCGCCCCCGCCGCACCGCCACCAGCCGCCGATGACAGCACACCGACTTGTCCCGCTGCCCCGCCGCCGCCGCCGCCGCCCGCGTAAGTCGTCACCATCATCTTTGTCGTGCTGGCCCCGGTGGTGTGAGTCGTGCCGGTGGTTTTGACGGTGCGGAGCAAGAATCGGCCCGCGAGCGAGGTATTGCCCGCCATCGCCTGCGCCGCCCCGGTGCCCAGCGTCCGCATGGATGCCGTCCCCGCCGCGCCGTCTTTGTTCGCGGCTGCCACCTGAACATCGCTGATTGTCCCGCTGGTTATATCCGCCGCGACAATCAGCGATGCCGCTGCGTTTTGCACGCCTGCGACAATGTGCGGGACGCCGGTGCCAGTGGGGACGGCCGCGATGCCGGGCGGAATCGCCCATGTCGAGGTTCCGTCAAACAGCAGCGTTTTCGCCTGATCCTGAACCTCTGCCAGCACTCCGCGGGGGAGCGTGAATGAATACCAACCGGCCGCCGGGGTGTAGCCGGGCGCGGGGGCGGGGTTGATCGGCTTCTCGGTGAGGTAAACATTCAGGCGGCTCGCCGTCCAGCCGCCGGTTGCGCCTGCCGGCGTCCAGTAGGCGTCACCGTTCGTCGGCGATCCCGGCTGCGCGGTCACGGTCACGGATTTCAGCGTGAGGCCGATGAGCGTGTCGATCTTAGTCTCGAACGCGGCCAGTGGCCCCATCCATCCGCTTTCGCGTTGGACATAGTTGACGGTTGCGCCGAAGCGCGGGAGTGTAGTTGACATGGTAGTTCCTCAAGAGTCTGCGTAAAAATCCGCAAGCATATCAGCCCCGGCGCAGTCGTATTCTCTGATTTGCGATTGCTCCGAAGTGAACCCGTCGCGTGTTGAATAAAGCTCCATGCGGTGACGGCTGGACGGCCGCGTGTTGCCGCCGATTCCCGCCGCGGCGATTTCTTCCGCGAGCGTCATGTCGTATGTGAGAATTCCCTGCGTAATACCCGTGTAGGTCTTGAACAGCGTCCAAGTCGCGCCGGTGCCCGCGAGGAAGGGCGCGGAAGTTGCCTCATTGGTCAGCCGGTAGAATTTGAGGACGGTGACGCCGGTTCCGTCAAGCTCGGCCGGGACGGTCGGGTCGTCTTGCCGCACGACCGCAAGCTGAGTTTTGCGGTTCCGCTCAGCCCATGACGCGGTGATAAAACCGGTGATTTCGACGGGCCACGGGAGCGCGTTGACGCGGGTGTCGCCGGGCGGGTAGGGACGCAGCGGTTGACTTGTGAGCGCGATGGATTGCTCTGGCGTGATTTCGTCGAGGCGCATCGCCCTGACGCTGGTGACATCGCCGTATTTCACCTTCAGGCCGTCGGTCAAGCCGTAACTGGTTTCAATGATCCCGTTGCCGTCGCCGATCAGCCAGACGCGCGCGCCGACGCCGTGATCTTTCGGGGTGGTCTGCAAAAGCCCGCGCCAGACCTGGTTGAAATAGTAAACGCCGAGCAGGTCGGGGTCACAGGTCAGCGCCATGCTGTCGCCGGCGATAAACGCAGTCACTCCGGCGAGGATCGTGAACGCGATCTGTCCGTTATCGTAGGCCGTGCCGACGGTTGCCGCCGCTTTCGCCCCGCTCACTGAGCCGGTGACTGAGAATATCCCAACCCCGACGCCGCCGCCGGTGGTGCAAGTCAGTGTCCAGGTTTCGGCGCCCGTCGCGTCAGGATTCACAGACAGCAGGTCGAGCAGCCCTTTGTCGGTGATGGTCGTCGCCCAATTCGGGACGATGGCGGTCACGCCGTTGCACCGCAGAGGCCACTGCGCGGCCATGATCTCGTCGCCGTTCACGGGGTCAGAGACGAGGAAAAGGTTCTTGTTGTGGCTCACAATGTCGTCCGCCAGCGCCGCAGTCAAGCCGCCCATGTCCACGGCGTTTTCAATCGCAAACTGAGTCGAGAGCGCCGGGTTGTAATAGGATGAGTCGATCGCCGCGGGGTCGGTCGGGCCTGAGCTGCCTGCGTTTTTCGCGTAGGCGTTTTTCAGAGTTCCGGTCGGGGTGTATGCGGGAACCGGGGACGGCGAGCCGTAGCCGGTGACGAGTGTGCCGAGCGAAAAAGAATCGTTGACGGCGAACGGAATTGACCCCGCGGTGACGGTGAAATTGATCTTGCTGTTGACGAAGGCCACGCCCGCGGTTGCGGATCCAATTGAACCGCTGATCGAGCCGACCACTGCGAAAGTCGCGGGCACGGTGGCGCTGGAGCATTTCACCGTAATCGTTTCAGTCACAGTCGAAGCCCCCACCGAAATCAGGCTCATCGAGCCGTTGCCGACGCTGGTGGTGCTGCGCTGCGGGGCGCTGACGGTTGCGCCGTCCTTGTGCGAAAACACATTGTAATTCAGGCTGGCCGAGCCGGGCCGCTGCGCGAACGAATGAATGTTCGCGTGCGCGCCGTCCTGCGTGAAGTGATAGGGGGCGGCCTTGAGATCGTAATTGACGATCAGTTTGGGCTGCTGCGCGGGGTCATCCCATCCGCCTGGGTCGATGTCGGTGTAGGACGATGAACCGAGCGAGAAAATATCCTGGATGCAGTCCAGCTCGATCATGCCGCTTTTCAGCACGCCCTCGGTTCTGCCGGTGACGCGCATGTAGATCGCGCCGATGCCGTAGGCGGGGTTGACATACTTGAAAACATCTCCGGGCTGGAGCGCATACTTCTTCCGGCTCACGCGCAGCTTGGAAATCTTCGCCAGCGGGTAGGTCAGCGCGCGCAGGTCGCGGCCCGCGAGTTTGTTCGCCAGCGAAGCCTTGGTCACAAACAGATACTCGATGGTCGTCGAAACAACCGCGCCCTGAATGTCCACATTCGCCAAGTCCTGCACGGCGGTTGTGCGCTGCACATAGTTGGCCGCGTTGTCGGTGAAAACGACCTTCACCTCATTCGTTGTTTCGTCCCATGCGCCGCGCGAAAATTCACCATCCGCAATCACGGTGTCATCGTCAACAACGGGCACGGTATTGATGTCGTAGTCGTTGCGAACCAGCTTCAGTTTGAACTTGCCCGTGGTCAAATCCATGAACAGCATACCGTCGATGTAGCGCAGGAACTCGGTGATGAGCTGACGCGCGGTTGTCTTGTGATCCCAGACGCCGGAAAGCCCGAAGCCCTCAGTCCATAGCGTCACCGCGGCGGCGCGAAATGACGGCAGGTCGATGAAGCTGGCGGGGAGATTGATGCCGAAGTTGGCGTCGGTCATCACCTCGTAGATCATCTCCGCCGGGTTCGCCTCGGCGTATCCGGTGGTTGCAGTGGCGAGCCACGCGCCCTGTCCGGCCGTGAAGTGCTGCCATGTGGCGCCGTTTGAGTAAAGGAGGTCGCCGACCTTGTATTTCTGGTTCGGCGGGAGATTCGCATAGCTGACGGTGATTCTCCGCCCGCCCTCCGGGATGTCGCTGCCAGGGGAGCCGACCAGCACGCTATAAAAATACCCCGCGTTGCCGGCGCTCGCCACCGGATAGCCGGGGTCGGTGGCGAAGTTGCGCCGCGCAGGCTCTGAGGCGTCCCGGTTGACGGTCGCCGTCGAGGTGATCGTTGACTTCGCGGCGTCCGCCGTGCCAGCCAGCAGGCCCGTGGGGATGCGCTGGAGGACGAAGGCATACTGGCCGATCTTATTGTTGGTTCCGATATTCCCCGACCAGCCATAGCCGCTGTAATAGCCGTAGCCGCCCCCGCCGCCCAACCCGTAGAACAGGAAGCGCGTGAGCAGCGCGGCGGCGTCCCATGTCGCCTGCGAGGCCGGGGGAACCGGGTCAGTGGGGTTGCCAGTGGGCGTCCCGGCATTGGCGAGCGTCACATTGTCGGAGCTGGGCCCCTCAATGATGATCGAGCTGATATTCCGGTAGCCGGGGATGTTGGCCCCGACAAACCGTTTCAGGTAAGAATTCTGGAGCTGCGCGGCCCCGCCGCCGAGCAGGGTGAGATTTGAAAACAGACCGTTTTCGGAGGCGAGAATCCCCTTGTCGGTGTGAAAGTTGCGGCCGATTTTCTGGCCGGTTGCGACATTGAACCGGGTGCCGTTTGCGCCAGGCACAATCGAGCCGTTGAACAGCACCTTGTCGCTGGAGCGAATCTGGAGCAGCTTGTCGATCTTCCCGTGACACAGCCCGAGGTGAAGGCCCAGATAATAGCTGTAGCCGACTATCACCTTGCGAGTGCCGATGATGCCGGTTTTTACCCGCTCTGAAATATCTTGCCAGAAGGTGTCGCCATACCAGAGGACATTCGGCGAGCGCAGGATCGAGGTGCCCCATAGCGCGGGAACGGGCCGCGCCTCGGACGAAGTGGGCGCGTCGAGCAGGCTTGCCTTGCCTGCGTCCTGCAGCTTGGGCCGCATGACCTCGCCCAGCACCATCTGGGCAATGAACATAATGAACGCGAACCAGAACATCAGCCCCCCGATCCCGGAATAGCCGGCGGAATGCCGGTCACGAAAACATTGCTACCGGGGATATTCGGGAAACCGCCGTGGCGCAGGACATTGTTGTATTTCGCGGCGCAGGTCGTCAGCGACTTGTCGCAGCCTGGATAAACCGTCACGCTCGCGCCGACTGCCATCCCCTCGAACGGCAACATCACTGTCACGCCCGCCGTGTCGTGAGACTTGATCTCGCGCCGGTCGCCGTTGTAAACGATCTCGCCCGCGTTGAACCATCCCGTAGGCTTGCCCGCGAAGGTCGCGCTGGTCAGGGCAATCACATTATCGGTGATGGAGGCGACAACACAGGTCACGGCAAAGGCCGCGCGGTCGATCCCGCACGACGAATCATAGAGCGAGTAATTGCAATTCTTCTGATACTGAATTCGCAGAACTTCGCGGTCGAGAACCGCGTCCATCGGGTCGCATTTGATGTCGGCCTCGCCGCCCTTGAACACCACGCCGCGGATGCGGCCGAGCCAGAACGGAGCGGTCGCGGCCGGGTCAACTTCGCCGGTGGATTCGTCGCGGTGGCCCCTGAAAATCGTCAACCAAGTCGTGCTGCTGGGTGGAACGATCCTGAATTTCGAGATCAGATTCTCCGATGACTGCATGCTGATCGTGATGGGAACTTTTTTGCTCTCGCCGGTCTGCTGCGTGCCTGACATTTTGATCGGCACCGAGAGATAGATTTCCCCGCCATAGGTCTCATCCTTCGCCGAGCTGGTGAATAGCCAGATGTCCGCCCCGTGGTAAAACCGGAACAGCTCGACGGGCGCGCCGCCGTATTCGGAGATTTCGCGCGAATCAAAGGTCATGGTCAGTCCGGGGAACGAATGGCCCTGTATTTTAGCTGCGCCGTGAGCGTTTCAGCGGTGTGCCACCTGAGAAGCACTTGCTCCGAGTCGAGGCGGCAAAATTCCAGCCAGCTAATCATCAGGTGATCCGCCGGGGTTGCGCTATAGCCGAGCGCGGAGTCGATGGTCAGCGTTTCAGTCCCGTCGCCGTTGTTCACGGCGTTCGTGATGCGGCGCAGCGTAAGCGGATAGCCGCCGGTCGCGCGCACGAAAGCGATGTCGCGGCGGGCGAGATTCATGGGCGAATAATTCGCGTAGCCGATGTCTTTGATTGTGAAGGTGACATCAGATGACCCGATGGAGCCGGTCTGCTCGATGTCCGCCTGGCCGCTGGGCATCCAGAACGGCGCATCCACGCCGCGGCGGTCGCCGAGGAAGCGCAGGAACTCAGTGATTGCCGGGCGCCCTTCTTTGAGGATACTGAACGGCCGCGCATGGGTCGGAAATAGCGCGCGCTGGAAAATGCTGATCGCTCCGAAGCCGTCGTCGATGACGACCGAATTCCTGGTGAATTGGGCTTCATTCGGATCGACCCAGTTGTGTTCCTCTGTGAAAACCGGCTGGCTGCGATAGGTATAGGGGTAGGTGTAGCCGGTCGGGATCGCAGGCACATTCGCGGGGTCGATTTCGATGGCCAACGGAATGCCGTTGACGCGCGACGAATGGCGGATGATGTTTTGATCTTGCCCCATGCGCCCGAGGCGACACGGAACGATCGCGGACGACGCGCTCCAGTTTTTCGCCGTCACGGATGTCAGCGTGATTTGCCCAGCCGCCACGCCGCCCGGCGCGATGGTGCCGACTTCGAAGGTCTTGAAGTCGTCGAACAGCATCACCAACCCGCCGGCGACAAAATCCCGATCTGCGGTTGTGACCGGAACAACGAGCGAGCCGAGCGAGAGGGCGGCGCCGAGGCGCTGCGCGTCACGCCAGATCGGCACCGCCATCTTGCGCGTCTGCGACCCGTGAAAGATCGACTGGAACAGACTGGCTTCCTGGAGCGAGTCGGTCAGCAGTGGATAATTGAGCATCCGCCGCGGGTTCCAGATGAACCGCTGGCGCTGCTCTGTTTCGTTGTTCGACGACATCACTGTGCCCAGCCAAGACAGTTTTTCCTCGACGCCGTCAACCCAGTTCGGAGCGAACGCGAGGGTGATGATTCGCTGGCCGGTGATGCTGTATGAAGGCGACGCGGCGGCATACCCGAGATAGGTCAGGAAGTTGTGAGCGAAGGTCGCG